CCACGATCAAATCCTGAGTCAGCATCGGCTGCTTTATCATTTCTAGTAGCAACTGCTGAAGGGTCATACCAAACAACAATTCGGTCTACCTCTGATTCAGTAAATCCTTGTGCCTTAAGGTATGGGCGTAAGTAAACAACTGTTAAAGCATCAGCAATTAATAGCATTAATGGTTCGATGTGCGCCTTATATAGTGACTCATCGATTTGAAGTGCGTTTGAATACTTAACATTTGCTAGACCAGTAACAACATCCTTAGGAACATCTAGTCCTTGAAGGATTCGCTCTAATACTCTGTCGGCGCGAGAAGCAAGTGCTGGATCAAATGAACGCTCAAACTTAAATTGTTTAATCCTGTCGCCAAGTTCAGCAGGACCGCGAATAATAAGTGGAACTACTGCGCTAGCAGACTCCTCATCACGAATAGGAGTTGTCATAGCGTCAATTAATTGCTCTTCAAACTCATCCTCTGCTTCTTCTGTAGTAAATCCTGGGTTTGCTTCGCTATCTGTGTCATATGGATAGTCTGGGTCGCCACCTGCTGCAACAGACAAGCCATCTGGTAAATAAAGTGCACCAGCATTTAGGCGTGAACGTGCTGTAGCACGGAATGTTCTATTAAGAAGTAAAAGTTCTGCACAAAGATCTAGTAAGCCACGAAGAGATGAGTCTGCTTCATCTGAGTAACGAGGATGTGAACGCCAGATACGTCCTACGAATGCACTCTTAGAAAGTTTATTGGTAGATGCCATAGATCCACCGATACTTTGTTCTCTACGACCAACAACATTAAATCCACCACGAGTGTCAGTCATAATCTCATCTACAGATTTAATATCCCAAGACTCTGGAATTCCTGAACCAGCACGTTCTGGCATTTGAACTAAATAACATTCACCAGCAACTGAAATGTTTAATGCAGCATCGCGAAGAAGTCCTGCTTGTCCACCATATGCAGAATCTAAACGAGCAAGTGCTCTTTCAGCGGCGGCAGCCAAACGTGGATCGATAACACTAGATAACGCAACTGGTGCTGGTGCTTCTGCAGCATTATCAACAGCAGCAGCGTAAATACGAATACGAGAAACAACGGAGGCAACTAAGTTAAATGCGTATTTGATTTCTCCGATGGCATCATAGTATTCCCAGGCTTCGGATTGCCATGCACTAGACCCAGCGGAGCGACGTTGTTTGAACTGTTCAAACTCGCCTTTATCATTAATTTTAATTTGTACTGCAGCGGCAGTTAAAGTTCTAGGTGTTGAGTAAGAAACTGATTGAGCATTAGAGGAAATAAATATTCCAGCAGCGCCTGTAAGTTTTGGTTTAATGTTTCTAACTATCTGAGTTGAACGAGTAGTAGACTTTTTTCTTTTTCTAATTTTCTTTGGAGCAATTTCAGACGCAACAATAGGGGTAGGCTCTATCGGCTCTTGGTGTTTAAAAACACTCACCCTTGAAACTCCTCGTCTCTGTGGCGGAGTAGAAGAACTATCACTTTTCTTCATACGCAGCCAATAAACCAGCAATAGCAGAGATTGCTAAAACAACCTCTACTGGATGTACTACATTAGGGATAATGATACGTGATATTTCAAGTAGTGATGCGATCCAAATTGCGGTACACCACATACAGGTAAATAGGTAACCAAACTTAGATCTCTCTGGGGGGAACTTTTTCCAGATTGCATTTCTTAATTTAGAGAATATCTCGTCCTTAACAATAAGCCTTGCTATTCTATAGGTGGCAAGGCCAGCCACTAATAATTCAAAGAAGTTGTCCATTTACTCTTCCCCTCCAACGGTGATGATTGATCCGTATGGATTCCAAGACCTAAGCCTAGAGCCACATCCGCAGTTATCGTCTTTAGTAAATGCAATAAGTTTTCCAGATTCGGTAGTAACCCTATGAACCCTATCTATCTTGCTGTGAGAAACATAAGTTTCATTGAAAACTACATTGGCTCCTGTAGGGGTATCTACAGCAATTAAAAGTTTATTATTCAGCAAGATTGCTCTACATCTATCTACATGCCTAGTGCCTGCAGGAGATGCGCCCTTAGGTAGAAGTTTATTTATATCATCTAAAGATCCTGGTAAGGCTAAGGCGACCATCGCTGGAAATACATCAGCTACCACGTTCACACAACCTCCTTATACTCGGAAGGTATGTGAAAATCTTCCCAGCCGAAATATGATTTAGCGATTGTTAGGGGGACTAGAAGAGGTTTTTCTCTGGAAGCACCTTTAGGGGTTAACCATACATCTATGTCCTCTACTTCAACTACAACAGGGCATAAAGCCCAGACTTTATTTTTCTTAAGAAGTGATAATGGAAAAGCAATTGGGTTAGGAGATTCCTTAGAAGTAATTGTTTCTAGACGTCTAGCGTTTGGTCTAGAACTTTGCTTTTCTGGGTTTAGCCATACAGCAACAACTAGATCTTTATCTAAGTATGTGCCAGAAGAGTTTTTATATGTCTTAGCCATTGCTTATTCTTCTAGCCATGGCTCGATATGTAACCCCAGCGGCCTCGGCGATAGTAGCGGTCGCAACCCCTCGATTATGCAGACTCCTTGCAAGTTCAGTTAAAGCAACATTTGCTAAGGCTGGTTCACTATTTGCTGCGCTCTTTGATCTATAGCGTCTAGAAAGGCTGGAAAGGTGCTTTAAACGTGCTCTAATCTCAGGAGGCACGCCAAGAGATATAGAACGAAGTCTAGGCGTATCAGTAATAGGGGAAAGAACCGTTAAAGACTTGGACGGAGTTTCTGGGATAGGTTTTATTTGTTCCTGCCGAGTAGCATTTTTAACCCAGAAATGAACAGTTGATTTTGGTTTAGGCGGAGTAAAAGACTCAGCAATGATCCCAAGTGACCAGCCTGCTTCCCAGAGGGAGCGAAGGCGGGCAGTAAATGCATCCTGAGAAAGAGAGAGTAAAAACTTAATCTCTTCTTTAGGTAGTTTTGGTTTGTTTTTCACTGTTCTATTTTACATTGTTTTTAAATGTCGTACAGGAAGAGGGCATTGCTTATTGGACGAAAAGACAAAAATATGAAGGTTTCCATTATTTGCTTTTGGCCTGTGAGAAGGCTCTGCATGCATTTCGACATTTTCTAAATCGTTTCCGGAAAGTTTTTTAATGACATTAGGCTTTTATACTTTTTTAGGTTTTAAGGCAAGTAATACTTTTATTTTTATATTTATATTTATTATTGTTCTATAGCTATAGACTTATAGTCAAGGTTGAGTGTAGGTGGCTCAAGTTTGATTAGCCTAGATATATCAGGGCTTAGATGTTTCACGACTAGCAAAATTGTTTTAATGTGTAATGCAAGAAAGCCTTTGCTTATGGTTGAACTACTCTTGCCTATAAGTCTAACTATAAACCTTTACTCTAGGTATTCCTAGAATGTTTGCCTAATTAAGACACGCCTATAGTAGGTACTTGACAACTAAAAATATATGTAATATCTTTATGCCTATAAGCACAAGGGGTGCTTAGGAATACGAAAGGGAAACAAATGACACAACATGGAGTGAGTATCACAACTGAAGGACACCACTACAACTTTGTAGTAGATACCACCGCACAGGTTAGAGAATTACTACTCGACACCACCGCACCCATCTCTGAGGTTATTGTTATGGAGGAAGGCTACGGCAAGGAAGCCCGTATGCTAAACGCTGAGGAAATCTTGGCTATTGTTCTTAATCACCCAAAGCCAGCCTTATCTCTAGCCTAAAAAGGCTTGATAAAGACCCCCCGCATAGGGGGGTTTTTTGTTGCCTACCCTAAGACACACCGCATATTAAATCCTTGACAATAGCTTTAGCATGGGTGTAAGATATGCTTCATAAGCACCGCAACAGGCGGGGCAAAACAAGGGGGCAATAAAATGACTAAATATACAGTTAGCTTTAAGGTAGAAGGCTATGAGCTAGATCAATACCGCTTAGAAGATTTACTTAAAGTAGCGGTTCTGCCAACTTTAGATCTTGAGCTAGTTCCCGTAAGCTTTGAGGTAAAGAAAGCTAGAAAATAATTAACAATCTATAAACAAGCCCCCCGCATAGGGGGGTTTTTTCTTGTCCGCAGAAAGACACGCTTACAAATAAATATACTTGACAAATTTATAAATGTGTCATAATATTGTCCTATAAGCACAAGGGGTGCTTATAAAGGG